CACGGTTAACCACCGTTCATAGTGACCTCACAAAGTAGTAGTTCAGGTTCTGGTTCATGCCCATTCTCTCTACATCGAAGAACTGGTCTGGTGTTCGTATGGTCCCGTACTTTAAGTACAGTGGATCCAATACGGTAACGCGGGACAACCTGATAGTCAACGTGACTACTAACAGAGGTGGTGAAAACCCCTTTGTTGTAGAACACTGGACACTATCGGGCTCCTACGGAACTAATCGTATCCCTTCGGGAAACTTTCAGTTCACCACCATTGGCCAGTCTTCCTGCTTAGGCTCGGTTTCACCGCAATATGCGGCTATATCGATACCAAGCAATGCGGAGATTTGGGCGCGTACTAATCCCTCTCGGCCAGCGATCCACCTTCCGGTAGCTCTCTTTGAGCTCCGTGAGGTGCCGGATATGATCCGGCAGGCTGGTCGGTTCCTACTTCATGCTCGCAACTGGCGTGACTACATCCGTAGCGCACATCAGACTCGCGACATTGCAACGGCCAATCTAGCGTTTCAATTCGGATGGGCTCCCCTGCTCGGGGACCTCTACAAAATTGCAACGTTCCAAGACGCCGTAGACAAACGACGAAAGATAATCGATCGTTTGTATAGTGGGAAGGGATTACGAAGACGGATCTCTCTAGGCTCGACGACAGCCACGTGGGCTGACACGTCGACTCTTTGTGGCTTTGGGAGTTTTTGGACTCCTTTTGCCCCAATGAAGAGAAGAGGCTCTGCAGAAGCATGGGCCGTGGTTAAGTGGAAACCCACTCAACCGTCCGTCTTGCCACCCAGCGACGGTGAACTAAGGAGATATATCCTTGGTCTTCATCCATCTCAGATTTTAGAAAATCTCTGGGAGGCTTTACCGTGGTCATGGCTCATCGATTATTTCTCCAACATTGGAGCTATTATCGCTGCTGGAAATCATTTCCTCGCTACCCCAGCTGGGGGCTCGGTTATGATCCATTCTACCACGATTCATACGCATGAACCTGTTCAAGGGGCCAACAATCTTCTGTCCGCTGGGACGTGTAAATACGTCCGCAAGGAAAGAAGACCACTGACCTCTGCTACTACCCCGTTTGCCCGAATTCCCAATCTGGGACTCGGTCAACTGTCGATCCTAGGCTCGCTGGCAGTCGTAAAGGGTCGCAAAACCCTCTTGACATAGACCAGCGTACTAGGAGATCACACATGCTTGCAAATACATTGACTGTAACAATCAATGCAGTCGCGAAAGTGCTTACTCGAGTGAACCAGGATAATTTCTCCTCGCAGTACCAATTGGTTTCTGCTACGGAGTCCCTGATTCTCAAGATTCGGCACACGACGGAGAAGTCCGGAGGATATTCGTATACGCGTCACAACGTTGAGCTTTCATGGCTCATCTTTGCGACACCTACGACCTTCGAACAACACTACGTCGCTTCGCAGACGTTCAAGCACCGAGTAGGTGCACCGAACGATCCGACTGTGCTTGCACAGGAAGTTGCTGGATTGGCAACCCTGGTCAATGCCCAGGCAGCTGCGATCGTCGCCGGCGAGTCTTAACAAACTCGTCGATTGATAGCAAGTGCGTTGATTTAACCCTCCGAAGGAGCTTAAATGAAAAGCAACGTCGAAAGATGTGTGGTCGGCCTGTACGGTTGTCTCTTACGAGACTTCGCACATGTGCATCCCACCATGCGACAGGAGTATGAACGGTTAGACCGTTTGCACTCTATCATCGCTAGTAGAGGTCTCGCCTTTATGACGATAACTCTACCAGACTGCGCTAAGTACCTCGAGAGAGGACTTAGTTCAGGAAGACTGGGGTCCGATCGCCCACCATTCCATGGCGAGCGATCGAGCACCGACTCCAGACCCAAATTTCTTTGGGGACTCTGGAGCATGGTCTTCGATGACGCGGGTATGCTTAGGAGCGACCCTTCAGTCGAAGCCATCTTCGCTCTTCGCCAACTATACATGTTCGCGAAGAAGCTAAGGCTAGACTGCACAAAGGAGCGCATCGATGAAGCAATCACCGAATTCTCTGCGGTTGATCGAAATCTTCCGCCGAGCCATACTCATACTTGGGATGATGATATACCTGTATGGTCACTTCGTTCTGGGCACCCTTTGTGGGGCCCCGAACCAGTCAACCATACAGAACCTCTTTTCGAGGATCTCGTGTCCCAAGTCAGGACTAGACTCCGAAACTGGACAGGATTTAGGCACTTATGTGCCTACTTCTCCTCCCAGCTAGGTTATCTTGATCCCTGGAGTGTGCGCCCTAAGCATGGACCTGGTGCTGTATCAGAACTTGATAAGACTATCAAGTACGAAATCCAGCACTATCCGGAGAAGCTAGCTATGGTCTTCCCTCCAGACTGGTTTGCATCCACCGATATGGTGGACCGAACCAAGTCTAAGCGGGAATTCCCTAGTAGGGTACTTGTTGTGCCTAAAACGCAGAAGACTCCCCGCATCATTGCGGCTGAGCCAACTGCCCATCAATGGATCCAAGGTGGAATCCAGCGGTGGCTGACACAACGTATCCGTGCAACCACTCTTGGGCTGTGCATCGATCTCAATGATCAACGCCCATCCCAACGAATGGCTCTTGAGGGGTCGATTGGAGGCCATCTGGCTACCGTGGACTTGTCCGCGGCGTCTGATAGACTTTCAACTCGACTTGTTGAGTATGTCTTTCAGTCTAATGAAAGCATCCTCGATGCCTTGCATGCCTCGAGAACGAGGCTTGCTCGACTACCCTCTGGAGAGCAGATCAAATTACGCAAATTTGCGTGCATGGGATCTGCGTGCACCTTTCCGGTCCAGACGATCGTATTCGCTATTATCGCCATCTTCTCCATCATGGAGACTGAAGGCGACTATACGATTACTGATCGTAGGGTCCGAGAACTGGCTTCCAAGGTCCGGGTCTTTGGTGATGATATCATCATTCCCAAAGACTCCTATGATGCACTTGTCAGCATCCTCACGGATGTTGGACTGAAGGTCAATACCAACAAGTCCTTCTCTGAGGGTCACTTCAGAGAGTCTTGTGGTATGGACGCGTACATGGGGTATGATGTAACCCCAGCGTACTTCCTTCAGCCGTATGTGGCATCAAACCCTGAATCCCTTGTGAGTGTCGTCGAATGCTCAAATAACTTCCATAGGAAGGGACTTTGGCACTCTTCTGACTACTTGCTAAAGACAGTTGATGCGAAGGTTCGCAAGAATCTGCGTATTAGCAACAGGGATGTCAGCCAGCCCTCTGCTTTTACATTCGTGGATGGTGAGTCCAGCGGGTTAGTTACCCGTTGGAATCCC